TTGAGCCAGATGCAACACCAACAGAAAAGGACGACGAAGTGGAACAAACCGTTACACCAGCGGAAGCCGTCGAAACGGTAGAAGCCGCACAGTCAGTAACAGCAAATGCAAAGCCAGCAGTAGGCGGTTGGACATCAAAGCCACGCCTAGAGTTCACAGCTGCTAAGTATTTGGAAAATACAATTCGCGCATCAATGGGCGAGGAGTCAGCACGTCAGTATGTCGCAGCGGCAGATGACACAACAGACAACGCAGGTCTAGTGCCTACACGTCAGTTGACAGAAGTCATCAACGGACTTGCAAACACAACACGCTCAAGCATTGACGCAATCAGCCGTGGCGTTTTGCCTGATGCTGGTATGTCTTTCGAAATTCCAAAGATCACAGTAATGCCAACAGTTGCCTCAACATCAGAAGCAGGAACACCAAGCGAGACAGATCAAAACGCTGCATTTGTAACAGTAAACGTTGCAAAGTACGCAGGACAGCAAACATTTAGCGTTGAGCTACTTGATCGCACATCACCGCTATTTTTTAACGAGCTATTGTCAAACATGGCAGCAGCTTATGCAAAGGCGACAGACACAGCAGTACACACAGCAATTGCAACAGGTGCAACAGCAGATGCAACAACACTTGCTACATACCCAACAGCTGCTGAGTTGCTTGGTTTTGTTTCTCGTGGTGCAGCATCAGTTTATGCAAACACAAACGGCTTTGCTCGCAACATGATCGCTAACACATCACAGTGGGCAAACCTCATGACACTTAACGACTCAGGTCGTCCAATCTACAACGCAGCACAGCCAAGCAATGCTGGTGGTGTTGTACGCCCAGACTCAATTCGTGGAAACGTTGCAGGTCTTGATCTATACGTCACAGCAAACGTCGCGTCAGCAAATGACACAGACAAAGACGACTCAATTTTGATCGTCAACCCAAGCTCTTACACATGGTATGAGTCTCCAACATACCGTTTGCGTGCAGACGTAATCGCGTCAGGTCAAATCTCAGTAATGGTTTATGGATACGGTGCAATTGCAACCAAAATCGGTGCAGGCGCGTTTGGTATCAACAAGACCTGATAACTAGCCACTAACTAATCATGCGGCGGGTTCTCCCGATCTCGCCGCAGCAGTCGAAAGGAAACGGACATGCCAGCCATTGTTACAGCAAGTCAATTGCGCACGGTGCTTGGCGTGTCCGTTTCACTTTACAGCGACAGTTATTTAGACGAGATCATTAACACCAGCGAGGACGTCATTTTGCCAATGCTGGTTGCAAACGTTTCAGGCATTGATGCTTACAAGCTAGAAAACAACGTGGCAACATTTTTTACAATCCGTGAGCATTATTTTGTAGCTGGTCAATCAGTAATCGTGACAGGTTTGCCTGCACCATTTAGCGCGACTTTTACAGTCGTTGACGCCGCGCCTTATTATTTCACAGCTGCACTTACAAATGCAGACGTCACATTGCGTCCAATTGTGCCAAACGGCAAGGCAACATTGTCAGGTTACTCAGCTGCTCAAATTTATGCCAGCACACCAGCAATTGAGTCAGCAATTTTGGCTGTTAGCGTTGAGGTCTTTCAATCACGCGTTGCAGCTGGTGGACAGATCGAGGGCGTGGACTTTGCCAGTTCGCCATACCGCATGGGTCGCAGCTTGACCAACCGCGTCAGCACATTGCTTATGCCTTATTTGGACGCCGAGACAGTGGTTCAATAAATGCCAGCAAACTCAATCGCCGAGACACGTTCAGCTCTAGCAAACGCCTTTAGCGCGCTATCTGCAAACGTGTATCCGAGCGTGCCTGAGTCACCAATACCGCCAGCCATTGTTGTCGTACCTGACAGCCCATACATGGAAGTCGTGTTAATTGGCAAGGCAAAAACACAGGTCAAACTTAATTTTGCAATTACAGCCATTGTCGCCAGCAACAGCAACGCTGGGTCACTGGATAATCTAGAAAAGCTCATAATCGGAATTCTTGCGGCAATGCCCGCAGGATACGTCGTTGGCGTTATTGAAAAGCCGACAGTGTTGGAAGTAGGACAATCTCCAATGCTGGTGGCTGACATAAACGTTTCGACTTATTACACACAAACTACTTAGGAGACAAAATGCCAACGACAATCATCACTGGTCGCGATTTAGTCGTGACCATTGCAACAGTTAATTACGACGCACAGGCGACCAGCGCAGTACTTGCGAACAGCCCAACCGTCGAGACATACCAAACACTTGACGGCAAGGCTTACAAGCACATTGACGATCAGTGGACTTTCGACATTTCAATGCTTGCTGACTGGGGCGCAGCCTCATCACTATGCGAGGCATTGTGGACAGCATGCGAGACAGCACCAAACACAACATTGGCAGTGTCATTGACAGCTGCTACTGGTGCGGTTTTTGCATTTAACGTCATGCCAGTATTTCCAAGCGTCGGCGGTGCAGCACCAGATGCACAAACCGTTGACCTATCATTTGTTGTGGTGGGAACACCAAGCGAAACCTTCTAATCACTAACAATCGGGAGACAAAATGAAACTACCAATCACAATTGAATACACAAATGGCGATCAGATCACTTACACAGCTGCGCCGCCAGAGTGGGTCAAATGGGAAAAGCACACAGGTCACACAATTGCACAGGCACAGGAAAAGATCGGTATTTCTGATTTAGTATTTCTTGCCTATCACGCCATGAAGCGTGAAGCAGCTGGAAAGCCTGTTAAGCCGATCGACATTTGGACAGAAGGTATTGCTGAGGTAATCGTAGGTGAGGCAAACCCAAAAGCCACGCAGTCGGAAGCCTTAGCAGAATAGTTTGGGAGGTAGCTTTGGCGACAGGGCTACACCCAGATGTTTTTGAGACAGCCGAGGACATTTTAACCGTGATCGAGATTTTGGAAAGGCGCGCAAATGGCTAAGGACGCAATCACTTATGACAAGGCTGAGCTGCGCGCCATTGTGCGATCATTTAAGGCAATGGACGAGGAAGCAACAAAACAAGCCAAAGTCGTTTCCTCTGAGTTAGCCGATTTTGTTCAACAAAAAATTAAAGACAGAGCCTCAAACGTCACACGCAATCGTTTAGACAATCGCGTGGCTGACGGCTCAGTGGTATCTAAGTCCTCAAAAATTGGTGAAATTAGTTTTGGTTTTGCTCGCCAAAAACTTAGCGGTGGCGGTACAACCCAGCAGCTTTGGGGCGGTGCTGAGTTTGGCTCAAACAGATACAAGCAGTTTCCTGTCTGGTCAGGTCGAGAAGGTCGAGGCTCACGCGGCTGGTTTATTTACCCAACATTAAGAGCCGTACAACCAGAGATACTCAAAAAATGGGAACAAGGGTTTAGCAAAATTGTGAAGGAGTATGACTAATGGCTGGCAGTCGTACCCTCAAACTTTCAATACTTGGAGACGTTGACGGTCTTAACAAATCGCTTAAATCAGCCACAAAAGACGTCGAAACCTTTGGCGACAAAATGGGCAAGGTTGGCAAGGTTGCAGGTGCGGCACTAGCTGCGGCGACCGTTGCAGCAGGTGCATTTGCAGTCAAAATTGGCGTCGAGGCAGTCAAGGCGGCGTCTGACTTATCAGAGACAATCTCAAAGGTCGGCGTACTATTTGGCAAAACATCAAAAGACATTGAAAAGTTTGCTGAGGGCGCAGCTAGTTCATTGGGTCAAACCAAGCAACAGGCATTGGACGCGGCAGCAACTTTTGCCACATTTGGCAAAGCAGCTGGTCTATCAGGTCAAGACCTTTCCAAATTCTCCATAGATTTTGTTAAGTTATCGTCAGACTTAGCCTCTTTTAACAACACATCACCAGAGCAGGCGATCAACGCAATTGGGTCGGCTTTGCGTGGAGAAGCTGAGCCGTTGCGTGCTTATGGCGTTTTGCTCGACGACGCGTCATTGCGTCAAGAAGCGTTGGCATTGGGAATTATCAGCACAACCAAAAATGCGCTGACGCCACAGCAAAAGGTTTTAGCTGCCCAAGCCTTGATCTACAAACAGACAGGTGCGGCACAAGGCGATTTTGAGCGTACATCTGATGGGCTTGCCAACAAGACCAGAATTCTCACAGCTCAATTGGAAAACGCAAAGACAACCATTGGCACGGCTTTGCTGCCAATTGTTTTGCAACTTGCCACAGCCTTCTCAGACAAAGTCATACCATTGGTTGAAAAGTTCACAAAAGCCTTTTCAAACTCAGAGGGCAATCTTGGCGGCGTTGTAATCAGTGTTGGCAACATTTTACAAAACACTTTTACACCGATCATCAATGGTTTGATTAAAGCATTTGGTTATGTACGCGAGGCAATCGGCGACAACCTTGCAACCTTTCAAGAGTTTGGCGGTTACATTGCCAAGTATCTAGCACCAGTCATAGGCACGGTTTTAGGCGGCGCGTTACAGGTTGCAGGCAAGATCGCAGGTGGCGTTATTGACGTCATTGCTGGTGTGGTCAAAATTCTCAATGGCTTAATTTCAGGTGCGGTTGCAGGTATCAATGCTTTGATTTCTGCCTATAACGCAATACCGTTTTTGCCAAACGTCAGCAAGATTTCAACACCAACGGTTAGCGTGCCAACAATTAAGACACCGACCGTGTCAACGACCGTGCCAAAAATTCCAACCATTTCAGCACCGTCAGGCGGTGGCGCAACGACCACGTCAAGCGGTGGCGGTGTTTCAACAGCTGCAAAGGTAGCTGCGACCGCTGCCGCTGCGACGAGTGCTGGCATTGGTTCATTTGATGCAGGACGTTTCCGTATGGGCGAGGAAAAAGACCGCGCTGGTACAACAATCAACCTGACCGTGACTGGGGCGTTTGATAAGGAAGGCACAGCACGCACAATCGTTGACACATTAAACAACAGCTACTATCGCGGCACAGGCGGCGCAACTAACCTGCAAATAGCATGACCCAGTGGACGCCAGTTTGGCTGGTAGAGATCGACGGCGTTTCATACACAGACGCTGTTTTGGCTAACCTCACAATTCGATCGGGTCGCACAAACATTTACGAGCAGGCACAGGCTGGTTACGTCAATTTGCAGCTGCTGGACGTCAATCAAGCCACAATACCTGTCAGCATTAACAGCAGCATTTCAGTGCAGGTTCAGGACACATCAAGCACATACGTACCGATTTTTGGTGGCACGGTTGTTGACATTGCCGTTGAGGTGCGCGACGTAGGCAGCACAATGTTCACCCAGACATACAGCATCACAGCACTTGGCGCGTTGTCTCGTTTGCCAAAGGCGTTGACAAATGGCGTGCTGTCTAAAGATTTTGACGGCGATCAAATCTGGGAAATTTTGTCAGACTTATTGCTTAACACTTGGGCAGAAGTCCCAGCAGCTGAAACGTGGGCAGATTATGACCCAACAACAACATGGGCAACAGCAGAAAACGTTGGGCTGGGTGAGATCGACCGCCCTGGTGATTATGAGTTAGCTGCTAGGTCTAGTGAGCGCACAGACGTTTATTCTTTGGTATCAAAGCTTGCAACGTCAGGTCTTGGCTACATTTACGAGGACGCATTTGGACGCATCAGCTATGCCAGCAGTACACACCGAAGTTTGTACCTGTCAAACAATGGCTATGTGCAATTAACAGCCAACCAAGCACGCGCAGCTGGTTTGCGCGTTGAAACAAGGGCAGGCGACGTACGCAATAACCTGACTATCCAATACGGTGCAACCAGCAGTGCAGAGCAAAGTGCCAGCGACGCGGACTCGATTTTGCAATACGGCACGTTGTCTCAAATCATTTCGACAACCTTGCACAACTCAGCTGATGCAACCCAGCAAGCCAATTTTTACCTTGCATTGCGCAAAACACCGCAAGCAATCTTTAGTGAGATCACGTTTGACCTGACAAACCCAGAGCTAGACGACAGCGACCGTGACAATCTCATTGGCGTGTTTATGGGTGAGGCAGTAGCAATCAATGACCTACCAGCGAACATGGGCGGTATCTTTCAGGGCTTTGTTGAGGGCTGGTCATTTCAGGCGTCGTACAACCAACTCTCGATCACTCTTAACATTTCACCAACGGCTTACTCATTGCAGGCTTTGCAATGGGACGAAATCTCAGCTGCATTTACTTGGTCGGGCGTGTCGCCAACACTCGACTGGGCGCGTGCGACAATAGTGGTCTGATAAGGAGAAACAATGACAAACCCGACAAGCAATTTTGGTTGGCAAATGCCAACGGCGAGTGACCTCGTAACGGACTTGCCAGCAGATTTTGAGGTATTTGGACAAGCTGTTGACACGTCACTAGCTGATCTTAAAGGTGGCACGTCAGGTCAGGTTTTGTCTAAGGCGTCAAACACTGACATGGACTTCACATGGGTAACTTCAGACGACGCAAATGCAATTCAAAATGCAATCGTCGATGCTAAAGGCGATCTCATTGCAGCTAGTGCAGCTGATACACCAGCGCGCTTAGCAGTAGGCAATAACGGTGAAACACTTGTAGCAGATTCTTCCGCCACAACTGGCTTGCGCTATCAAGTGCCAGTAAACGCCAATCCTATTCTAAATTCAGCGTTTCAAATCTGGCAACGCGGAACAAGCGTAGCCGTAAATGGTGGTGCTGTTAGTTATACCACCGACAGGTGGCAAATTCAGACAGCCACAGCAAGCGTTAATACAACGACTTCACGCCAAGCAACTAATGACACAACAAATTTACCTTTTATTCAATACTGTGCAAGAGTTCAGCGTAATAGTGGAGTAACCGCAAATGGATTTATTTCTCTTCAACAATATATGGAAAGCATAAATTCAATTCCTTTTGCTGGAAAAACAGTTACCCTTTCTTTTTATGCTAGAGCAGGTGCCAATTATTCATCGGCATCAAATGCCTTAGGAGTG